GTCCCCCTTGTCGCCTTTCGGCCCTTGGTCTCCCGGATCGCCCTTATCGCCCTTGTCCCCCTTGTCGCCTTTCGGCCCTTGGTCTCCCGGATCGCCCTTATCGCCCTTGTCGCCCTTGTCGCCCTTGTCACCTGACAGCGTGAGCCCCACGCGGTAGGTGGTCTCGGCGTTGCTGTGGCTGATGTCCTGATTGGACTCCCAGCACCACCAACGGCGGCCGGCGTGGATGATCTCGTCGGCTCGCAGGCTGAACTCCCAGTCCTCAGCATCGGTGAATGCCATGCCCACCTTGACCTGGATGCTGGCGATGGTGGCGGCTTCAGAAAGAAAGACGTAGAGCCGCGCCGAGCCATTGCCGGCCGGGGTGAATGTGACATCCACCTTGTCGTCCTCGCCACGCTCAGCCTCGGTGGTGAGCGCGGCAGCAATGTCGTTCTGCAGTTGGGCAGGGGTGCGGCCGGCAGCGGCATACTGCAGCAGCATGAACTGAGTGGGCGCCGGGATGGTTGGCTTGTTCTGAATGAACTCATCTGCCCCGGTGTCGGTCTCATCCCAGTCGCTCTGGACGTTGAACTCAGCCCCCTCCTCGATGCCGTCCAGCTTGGTCTCCAGAGCGTCGGTGAAGGAGCCTGCTCGGTCCAGGTCCGGCAGGACCGCCCACTCCTCTGCTGAGCCTGAGCCGATCGGGTTGGACTGGAGGGCGTACTGGACAGCCTCGGTGTCCATGGCTGGCTGGCCCGGGGGGTCAGGAAGGTTGTTGGCCTCGCCCCGCCCAGCGACTGGTTCCTGCCAGGACAGGGCACCGTCGTTAGCCACCTGCAGCTCATAGCGCTTGGCCTTGGCTGCTGCTGCAGGGGGGGCCGGGACATTGGACCCTGCCACCCTGCGCCATGCCCCGTTCTCCCACACGTCCAGGACTAGCTGGCCGTTGTCGTAGTGCAGCCAGCCGAGGTCGTTGATGGGGTTGCCTGGCGCGGTGGCGGAGAAAATCCAGCCGCGCTGGCCCAGCGGTGATGTCGGGTCGGGCCCGAAGCCGGCCTCGAGGATGCCCCTGAGGGTGCCGCCGTTGCGGGGAACCTCTATGTCCTCAGACAGGAAGGAGCCCACCTTGACCACATAGACGCCTGAGCCGAGCACGAAGTCAGGGCTGGCATTCACCGTGAGGGAGGCAACCCCCTGGCTGTCGGTCTGGGTGTCATGGACCTCATGGGCATCCACCATCGCATCAGCCACAGTGTGAGGCTGGTGAGTGTCCCTGAGCTGGAGGGAGAAGGGCACATTCGGCTCATTGGCCAGGCCAATGTCCTTCAGCTTCAGCGTTACCGTCGCTGCTGCCATCTGTCCTGATCCTCCGGCTTGGCCTGAGACCTCAGCCACTCTGCACGCCGCTCGGCCTCAGCCCGCTTCTGAGGGCTCATCCTCTGACGGGCCCTCTGACGGGCCCGCTTCTGGGTGCTCGGCATGGTGCCAATCCTATGCCGTCCATGCAGCATCAAGCCACTCCCCACCATCAGTGGTCACTGCGTGCCAGCGGTACTCATAGCCCACCCCACTGGCGACGCGCCAGTCGTCGAATGTCACGCTGTTGTTCTCCACTGCCAGCTCCTCAGCCACCACCACGCCGTTACCGGTGGAGCCAGTCTCCCTGCGATGGAGGGTCGCTGTGCTGACTGCGGGGACTGAGGGCCAGGTCCCTGTGACCCTGATGTGGTCCAGGTTGGTGCCATGGGCTGCTGCTGTGATGGTGGTGGCTCCAGGGGGGTCTGGGAGGTCCACGGTGTAGGCCACGGTCGTGGCATGATCCGCGGACCCAAACCCCTTCACTGTGACCCTCAGGTGGCCGGTCTCAGCATCAGCCCCGAAGGCAACCTCATAGAACCGATCCTCGCTGGTCAGCCAGCCTGAGTCGCTGCGCTGATCGCCAGCAGCACCAGCATTGTCCTCATAGACCTGGACCCGAAACTGCTCCTGCTGAGCTGCAGTCCAGGTCACCTTGGCCGCCAGGGGGAACACGTCGGAGAAGGGGCTGCTGTCATCCCTGCCAATGGCTGTGATGACCGGTGCTGCCACAGTGACCAAGCAGACCCTGGCATCAGCCGACCACTCTGAGACAGCACCGGCAGGGTGGTCCCTGACCCTGATGGAGAACCAGTGGTCTTCGGTCGTGCCGGCCTTCTTCCACTGGGCCGCGGTCAGGGTCGCCTGCTGGGTCGTGTGGGCGATGATGGTGGAGGCCCCGGTGGCAGCCACCCATGCAGCCCCATTCCAATACTCGTAATCGGTGGAGCCCTCAATCCTGCGGCGCAGCTCATAGGAGGCCTGGGTGTCATTGTCCGGGTCGCTGAAGGACCAGTCCAGGGTGAGGCTGGCTGCCACGTCCCTGACCATGGGGGTCGTGAGAATGGGCCGGCCAGGGGCAGTGTTGAAGACCACCCTGTAGAAGTCCCCTGCTGAGGAGAGCACGAACATGACGCCCGAGGTGGGGTACCTCACGCAGTCGAAGTCAGTGCTCGTGGACGCGAAGTCAGTGTGGGCCTCAGTGCTGGCCTCGAAGGTGGCGGTCGCGGTATCCAGCTCATAGGCCTTGCCCCCGGCTGAGTGGATGGCCATGAGGGTGCCCTGGTAGTGGGCGAAGCATTGCCACTCTCCCGCTGCCCTGACCGACACGGCCTGTTGGCTGAGCCTGGCGTAGGGGATGCGGATGAGTCTGCTGTGCGACTGGGCGCCGTGAGCGTCGTCGCGGCACCACACGTTCGTGCCGTCGCAGGCGACCACCTCGTCCATGCCGTCTGTGACGGTGAACCGCTGCTGGTTGGTTATGTCGAGGAGGGCTGACAGGTCGCCGGTCGGGCTGCCGTTGTTGCCTGCCACGAAGCGGCCGAACAGGGCGAACGTGGCCGCCGAGTTGGTGCGGCCATCGCCTGAGTGGGTCCAGTCGATGTGGCCGTCCATCAGCCTTCTCGTTTGGCCCTGGAAGCCAATCGAGCCGCCGCTCGCGGGGATGGTCCGCTTGTTGAAAGCGCGGGCGGAGAAGCGCTGCTGCGAGACCCAGCCCTGGCCGGACGTGAGCGGCGCCGGGCCGGGGTAGAGATGGACCCAAATGTTGGTGCCAGAGTTGCCGAACCTGTTGGTGTGCCTGACCTCGGTGATGGTGGTGTTGCCGTCGTTGTCGAGGCCGACGATGGCGTAGTAGTTCCTGTAGGGACTGAATGTGCCTCGCAGGTAAATCCAGATGGTGTTGTCGCTCATCACCTCCGACACCCAGACCGTGTTGATGTTGCCGCCGGCGGCGATGCCGGCCATGGCGGTGCGGCGGGTGCGGGTGGCGCCGTTGTCGTCGCTGTCGTAGATGTGGACCTTCCTCGAGTTGTGGAAGACGAAGATGAGCCGGCCGGTGGAGAGCTGCCGGATGGCCTTGCCGGCATAGGCGGACCCTGAGGCATTGGCAATCTTGGTCACCGGCATCAGAAACTCACCAGCTTCCCAGCGCAGGCCCAGGACTTCCCGACCCTCAAGAGGAGCACCTGGTCCCCGACTGCCACTGGGTCATAGGAGTCCAGCTTGATGCTGATGGTGGTGTCTGCATCGTCGTCGGGAAGCCGTACATCAGCCGACCCTCCTGAGACTGACACCACTTGGGCAATGGCCCCGTCGATCATGAGACCACCTTATAGAGCCTGTCGGACACCGACCTCATTCGGCCCTTGTCCTGATCCAGGGGGAGGCTCCACTTGCGGACCACTGCCGGGACATGAATCATGCCCAGCTTCGGGTCATGCACAGTCCATCTGGTCTGGTGCCAGACGAACGGCAGGGGGGGAGTGTCCAGGACGATCTTGGTGGATGCGGCCACATCCTCCTCGGCAGCAGCTCTCACTACCCTCTCCAGGGAGTCCGAGTCTGCTGCATCGGTCGTGATGATCCGATGGACCTTGCGGCCCCTGGTCTCCACAGAGGTTGGCCCTGTGCTCATGTTCTCCAGCGTGAACCTGCCACTGCCCTCAGTAGGGATGGCATCAGCCCCTGGGCTGCGCTCCACCCCCTTCCAGACGTTGGGGGTGCCCCAGATGTCCCTCTTGACCAGGGACCCATCCCCAATCTGGCCGCCCTCTGCAGTGCCGTCCACGATCCACTCAGGGGGCTTGTCCAGCAGCAGGGTGGCCCTCTCGGTCATGACCTCCCCAGTGCGGGTGGTCCACAGTGGGCGGTAGCCCGCGAGGGCCAGCATCTCGTTGGCCACCTGCAGGTAGGTCACGCTCTCGGTGACCGACCACACCACCTCATGGGCAAAGGTCTCAGAGCTGGAGCCAAACCCAATCGCAAAGCTGAAGCCTGGCCACTGGGAGGAATCGGTGATGAGGTCCCTTACCGCATCCAGCACATTGTCCCCTGCAGCCACCCTGTGGGACTCCCCGATCCTCACGTCGATGGCATGGAGGAGGTCATAGCCCGTCACCGCATGAACATCACCAATCCGCGGGAAGTCCCCCAGGTCTGGGAGGTACACCCCCATGGCCCAGGTCTGGACGTCCCCTGTGGCCTCATCCCTCACCGTCATGGAGGGGGCGACCAGCACCTCGGTCCAGGGCAGGTCCCTGCTGATGCCGAACTCGTACTCGGCCATGACCGAGCCCTCGCGAGCCCCCTCACGACGCACCCTGGATGAGCCTGACACCAGGTCCTCAGTGAGGTCGGCGATGTGGCCGAACCTCAGGTCCATCAGCTCCAGGGATGCAACGCAGGAAATGTCCCCGGCATGGAGGAGGTCCTGGGTGGTCACTAGATCAGCCCCGGATAGCTCACCGGGTCCAGGGTCAGCGTGGCTCCCATCATGTTGTCATCTGGCTGGTCGGTCCCAGAGTGGCGCCTGACCCCCAGGAGCTGGCCGTAGCGGTACTCCCCAGTGGGGGACCTGAACAGCACAATCTCCCCTACCCAGTCCCTCAGGTTCTGCACGGTGGCCCTGACGACCACGGGGAGGGTGACGCTCAGCTCTCTCTCCTTGGCCGGTCCTGAGACCTTGCGACGAGTGCCGTCAGCATGGGCCACCACTCCACTGCGCACCCTGTCGGCCAGGTCTGCTGCAGCCTCAGGGAACCTCACCAGGTCGCTGATGTCGGAGACCAGGTGAAGGTAGGACTGGGTGAGGCCGACGCTAGCCACGGACCACCACCCCACTGTTGCGACGCAGCATCTCGGTCCAGGCATCAGTGCCATAAACGGACCCATTGTCAGGGCCGAAGTTGGGGTCGGTGTTGTCTGCGATCCGCTCCAGCACTGGGCGCAGGGCTTCCCCGCCTCTCCAGTTGGGCTCCTGGCCGACCCAGCCAGCCTGAGCATCTGCATCGGTGAACTGGTAGCCCCGCCGGTTCAAGTCCGTAAAGCGGGTGTTCAGGCTGCCATCAGGGTTATAGACCTCCCCACCGCTGCGGCTTCTGCCACCCCCACCACCCTCGCCGTCACACATGCAAGACGTGATGGCCCTGACCACCTTGCCCCCTGACTCCCGAATCTCCTTGTTCGTGCCCTCAGCCAAGTCCTCGGCCAGCTTGCCGGCCTCCACTGCAAGCTGGGCATCAGCGTGGCCAGCCCTGGCAAATGCCTCGATAGTGCGGTCAGTCTGCTTGGCGAACTCAAGGTCTGTGATGCGGCCTGAGTCATAGAGGTCCTGCAGGGCATCCAGAGACTCGTGGTAGTTCTGCTCCCCGAAGTAGGCGAACCTGTCCGCGGCATCGCCAATGCGGGCCAGCTCCTCCCTGGTCTCCTCAGCGGCTTCTCTCTCCTCATCCCTGGCTGAGCTGCCTCCACCCCCGCCGCCGCCTCGGCCGCCGGTGGTGGGGTTGTTGCGCTCCCAGATGGTGCGGCGCGACTGCTGCTGGCTCAGGGTGCCAGCCCGCAGGCCCTCCAATGCACCGATGGACAGGTCATCGCCAACCGCACGCCTGGAAACCCAGACCTCAGCCAGGACATCAGCAGTGGCCCAGGCCTCCTCCTGCAGGTCCACCAGCTTGCCGCTGTAGAAGCCAGCAGCCTTGGCTGCACGCTCGAAGTCAATCTCTGCCTGGTGGGCAATATCGTTGGTCGCAGCAGTTGCATCACCGGCACTATCAAGCCAGTTGCCGCCATACTCCAGGATGGGCTGGCGGGCATCATTCACCCTGTCAGTAAGACCCTCCACTGTCTCAATGACCTTCGGGCCCTCGTTCTGGCCCATCCAGTCCCACACCTTGCGAACACCGTCGCTGACCAGCTCGACCCCAGGGAAGGTCTCGATCAGGCCCACCAGCGCATCATCCACTGAGCCGAGGTCGCCCTGGAACACCCTGGCTGTATTGGTGACTGCCTTCCATGCGTTGTCGAAGGGAAGGAGCCAGTCCAGGGCCCGGCCGCCCCAACGCAGGACCCCCGCACCGACCACCAGGATTGCATCCAGGTTGTCAGCCACCTTCTCAAGGACCGGGGCCAGCTTTGATGCCAGCGTGATGGACAGGTCCTCCACCACATCGCCGAACCTGTCGAATGCGGCCTGGGCATCAGCAGCCCTGGCAATCTCCTCGTCGGTGTTCCCGCCCAGGGTATCCAGCTCATCTGACTGGGTGGCCAGCAGGCTGTTGAGCCGCTCGACCGATCCGCCAAACAGCTCCTCTGCAAGGAACATCCGCTGAGCTGGGTCCTCCACTTCACTGATGCGGTCCCGCAGGAATGCGAACTGCTCGCCTGTCTCCATCGGGTCCAGGTCCTCGAGCGTGACGCCCAGCAGCTCCAGGGCATCCACCGCTGGGCCTGTGCCCAGGGATGCTGCCTCGGCAAGACGAAGCTGCATCTCCCTGGCTGCATCAGCCACGTCCTCAATGTCGCCGCCGCCCTCACGAGCAGCTCGGCCCATCATCTGCAGCTCTGATGCGCTCAGGCCTGAGATGACAGATACCCGCTCCAGGTCCTTGGCTGTGGCTGCCCCCTTCACTCCTAAGGCCACCAGGCCAGTGACTGCCCCTCCAATAGCGGCCGGCCCAGCCAAGCCCCCCAGCTTGCCCTTGAGGCCATCTACAGCCCCGCCCAGGCCATCTACAGCCCCGCCCAGGCCGTCCCCACCCCCGATGTCCTCCAGGCCGTCCCCTGCATCCTCAGCAGCCCTCTCCAGCTTCCTGAGGTCATCGACGGTTGCACCGGACTCCTTCTGGATGGTGCGCAGCTCCCGCGACGTGACGCCCAGCTCCTTGGCCAGGTCGTCGAACTCAGCCTCGGCCTTGTTGGCCGCGCGCACCTGGTCCAGCAGCTCCTGGGTGTTCTTCTCCGATGCCCGCTCGGCTTCACGATTGGCTTCTGCTGTCCCCTCCAGGGACTGCTCGATCCTGCGGTTCGCCTGGGTGGTGGCGCGCTCGGCGTCGCGCACATTGCGGATGGCTGACTGGGTGCCCTGCCCAGTGGCGTCCTGGACCTCCACCCTGCCTGAGAAGAAGCTGGCCATCAGAACGCCCTCCCAAGCCCAGGCAGTTCCCTGTCATCGTCAATGGTGTGGTCAGCCAGGGTGGCCAGGAACTTCTGAGTCTCTGCCTCAGCCCTGCGGCCGAATGGCCCCTGAGGGCCACCATGGCCCTTGAACCTGGCAGTCCCCTTGGTGATCTTCTCCTCAATCTCCTGCTGGGCGATGGAGCCCAGCCGACCCAGCAGGGCCTGGGCTCGCTGCCCGACCACCTTGACCTGCTCAGTCATCTTGGCCTTCATGGCCGACACGATCTCGTCCTCAGGGTCATTGGGCAGGTAGAAGAACAGCCTGGGGCTGAAAGGGGCATTTGCATCCCGACCCTGGTGGACCACAGTGCCATGACGCACGCCGTCCCCGGTCTTGCTGTAGTCGCCCTTCTTGTTGACCCTGACCCCCATGCCCCCCTGCTTGCTGCGGTAGGTCCTGATGGTCTTGCGCAGCCTGCCTGTGCCCTCAGTGGTGTTGTCCACGTTCTCCCTGGCCACGCCGCGCCAGGCAGCAGCACCAGCCCGCTCCACGGCATTGACCTGAGACCGGTTGCCATAGACCGCAGCCACCGCCCTGACCCATTCCTCCAGGGTCTCAGTCGGGAAGGCGACCACCACGTTCAGGCCGGCTCCGAAGGTCATGGCTGCTCCAGGGGATTCAGGGCGCAATCGTAGCCCAGGGCCAGGTGTGCCTCGTGGTAGGTGAGGGCGTTCCACTCCAGGCCTCTGGCCTCCACCCAGGACCTCATCTCGTCCTCAATGGCATAGGCGGTGGCCAGGGATGCACGAAGCCGCTTGTGAAAGACCCCACTGCCCAGCTCAGCCATGAGGACTGGAGCCTCAGGTCCCAGCCTGTCCTCAATCTCCAGCAGCCTCAGGGGGTCCATTCTCCCCCAGGCATAGGCTGTGCTCAGGAGGGCTCCGAGGTCTCCGCTTCTTGCGGCTGCGTAGGGTCCCTGTCCTCATCCCCTTCGGCAAGGGCGATGAAGACAGCATGATCCCTGACGAACTCCTCGAAGGTCTCACCCAGGCCATCGCGGCCACCGGTGCGCCCCAGGTTCTCCCAGACCGCCCGGGCCAGGAACATCTGAGCCCCGTCATCAGAGGAGTACTCCCTTGATGCGATGTGCCGGTCGAACAGGGTCGGCCTGTTGACCAGGGACTCGCGGTCCCCAGTCAGGTGGACCTGGTATTCCCCTGGGCGGCTCATTCTGTCTCCTCGGTGGGCTTGGTCTTGACGGCGAAGGTCACTGACTGGGTGGTGGCTGAGCCATCCCCCAGGCGGTCCAGGCTTGGCGCCCTGAGACCGTCCACCTTCAGCAGCTCATAGACGTACTCGGGATTGGTGGCTGAGACCGCCCCCGGGTCGGCGCGGTACCGCAGAGCCAGATTGGTCCCCCCGTCCGCCAGCGACTTCAGCAGCTTGTAGGGGCTGTTGTTGGAGAGGGAGTCCAGGAACTCCATGGAGCCCTCGCCCCACTCGGGCCGCTTGCGGCCGCTCATGATCCCCACATCATCACCCATGCCATGGGCTCGGCCCACGCTGTCGGACGATGCAGGGGGAGTGAACGAGATGAGCCAGTTGGTTATCTCGTTGAAGGTGGCCTTGGCAGCCTTAACAGCGCCAATGGCCACATAGCCATCAATGCCTGTGCGAGTCCCGTCGGCCATCAGTCGGCATCCTTCCCACCGGTCTTGACCGGCTGAATCAGGTTGTGCTGCAGGAGGAAGTCCCGCTCTGCAGCGGTCAGGCCAGAGATGACATCGCCCTCGTCATGCCCGGCGAGAGTGTCCACCAGGACCTTGAACTTGGCAGTGCTCTTGCGCTCTGCTGCGCTCTTGCGCTCCGCTGCCATCACATTGCCTCCGCTGCTGCTTCGGTCAGCAACACTACCCCATTCACTCTGGCTTGCACTGCATAGACCTCATCAGCGTCACTCAGGCTTCCCCGCTGATTCGTGCGCTCTCCCCAGGAGCAGCCCCTGATCTTGACCCTGTGGCCAATGGAGCACCCATAGAGATGGGCCTGGACGCAGTCTGGGTTTGAGCGGTCCAGCATCTTGGTGATACGACCCGCTGCAGCCTGGGTGTCATCTGTATGGAACTCGACACGAACCTCGAAGGCCAGCTCCCCGCTGCTGGCAAATACCCTCGGCCCCAATTTGGACTCATCAGTGCTGACTGGCTGGACCCAGGCATAGTCCCCAGGGGCTGCCATCTTGCTGGGCCGGAAGACAGTCACCTGGGCATTGTCCTGGTCCTCAGCCCTGAGAGCCTGCTGGACTGCAGCCGCCAGGACCATGAGGTCCGCAATGATGGTCACCGCAGCCTCACCTTGACGTAGGGGATGAGAATGCGCTTCACATCAGGATCGCCCAGAAGACCCCCGGCTGCCATGATGGGATCGGCGTACCGCCTGCTGAGTCTGTGGCTCAGGATGCGCGAGGCCCCACTGACATCCTCAGGGCATTGCCCTGGCCAGTCCCACCTGACGGTCACTCTGACTGTGGCGATGCGCCGCTGGGACCTGGAGGGTGGCTGCCAGCCTCTGGGCCTCACCAAGGCCTCATAGGGCCAGTCTTCCTCCTGGGGCTCCTGAGCCTCCCAGTCGGTCACTGTGTGCCAGGGGCAGTCCAGCCCATCACGCATCTCGACCAGTGTGGGGACTGCCCCCATGTCAGGGAGCCAGAGGACATCTCTGGCCCTGCGGACAGGGAAGGCCCTGGCCTCGGTGGGGCCTGGGCTGAACCGGCGATGGCAGTGCCGGTCAATCTCTGTCTCAGCGGCCTCGATCCACTGGGTCAGGTCCTGGGCGTTCTTCCCGCTGAGGACAATGTTCCTGTCGTCAGCAACGGCCTGCGTGGTGGTGTACCTGGGAGGCATCAGCCCAGAGGGCTACTCGCCCCCGAGGCCGTGTTCATCGGCCAGCACCACAAGGTCAGCCTTGCGAGCCTTGCTGTCGAAGTCCACACCGGCTGCCGTCAGCAGTCGCCGGAGGTCAGCCACCACGCGGTCAGCATTGGAGGGCACAGGTGCTTCCTCAGCAGCCTGCCTCTCCCGCCTCTCCCGCTCGTCATCGGAGATGATCGGGACAATGAAGCCCTGGACTGTCAGGAAGTCCACATAGCCCTGGCCGAGGCCCTCAGGGTATGTGGTGGCGTCGCCCGGGATGATCCGGGCTCCGCGGTGCTCCTCCCTGACAAACCTTCGGTCATTCAGGATGCGGTGGGTTGCCTGCTTGGCCATGTCATGTCCTCCCTATGAAGTCCTGTCGGATCAGACGTCCGCGCAGTCGTAGCGCGTGAATCCCTCGGGGATGGCAAGGCGGCCATCGAAGCAGACGATGAAGCGCCAGCTCATGGTGTCTGAGCGGAAGCCGTCCTCCCAGGAGTAGTCCAACCTGGCAGCCCCCCGTGGGGAGAAGACATAGCCAGCCATGTCGCCGAACAGGATGGGACCCTTGACTGCATTGCCCAGGTCGGGCAGGGAGTCATCTGGGACCACCGGCTTGCCGAACACATGGCCCGGGACCATGCCCGTCGGATCGGCGATGAAGACTGGGTTGTTGTCGTCATCGCGGCAGCGCATGATGGAGCCGCAGGAGGCCCAGTTGGCCAGGTAGACCGCCCGGCTTGACCGGGCATAGCTGGACACCAGGCCCTTGTGCTGCATCTCCTGGAGGTTCCACCAGAACGGCTCGAAGCGGTTGTCGCCAGTCCGGGCTGAGCCCGACTGGGTGCCAACCACGCCCTGGACCCGGCGGGTGTCATTGGCCGCCTTTATCAGCTCAGTGCGCAGGCCCTCGGGGGTGGTGTGAGTGGAGCCGCTGCCAGTGCCCAGCATCAACAGGTGGCCGACTGCAATGTCGCCCAGGGCCTCGATGTCGTTGGCCAGAACGGTCTCAACGTTCCAGCCGGACACCCTCTGGGTGACCTCCCATGTGAGGGGGAGGATGGAGCCCCACTTGCTGTATTCCAGCTCGACCTCCCGGAAGGTCTGCCGAGCCTCGGGAATCTCCTTGCCCTCGCCCAGGGCAGCCAGGCCGTTGCCGGCGGAGATGGCCTGCATGATGGAGTTTGCATTCGTGTTGGCACCATCGGTGCCCCCCACGCCGTCGAACTTTGACACGTCGTTCCCAACCAGAGAGGGCAGCTTCGTGCGGACACTGAAGGTTGCCTTGTTGAGGTCAGGGAAGGGCATGGGAGTCCCGAGGCGGGCCAGGGGAGCCCCCTCGAACATCAGGGCCATGAGCGGCGCCACATGGGTCTCAAAGCTGGCACCGACCCCAGTAGTGCTGGTGTCCAGGTTCAGCTCCTCGGTGCGGTGCTTACGCCCGCCCTCCTGGTGGAGCATGACCCGGCCGCCGGTGTTGACACCGCCCAGCAGCTTGATGTCATGGCCCTCGCCCAGGTCCTCGTCGTAGCGGCCCTCAGAGCCGAAGTCGGCAGGGACCGCAGCGAACCGGTTCACTGACATCTGGCCAACCTTCTCAGAGCGAACTGCCACATCGGCCAGGTCGATGAAGCCCTTGTCATGCTTGCCAAAGGACTTCATGAGGTCTGACAGGGTGGCCCCACTGCTGGGGGGGTCATCCCCCCTGGGCTGATTGGCGAACTCGGCCTCGGCGGCTTCCCTGGCCTTCTCGGCCTCGACTCGCTGCCTGGCGGTCTCGCGCTCCTGCATGAGCTGGAGAGCCCGGTCGTTGTGCTCCTCATAGGACTGCCGCTCAGCCCCCTCCAGGGGCTTGCTCAAGTCCTCCTTGGCATCCAGGACCGCGCACGCCTGGGCGTTCGCATCCATGGCTGCCTGGTTCAGGGCCTGGAATGTGGCTACCGCTTCACTGGACATTTGGGATGACCTCTCGGTTTGCTCGGAGGGCTCGGTCGATCCTCCGATGGTTCGGGACTATATCCGCAGGGGACTGACTCATGGGGGCAATCACTGGGGGAGGCTCAGGTGCTGGGAGGGGCTCATAGGAGAACTCCACCAGCTCGCCCTCCCTGCGCTCAAGCAGGACCACCCTGCAGGTGGTCGTCTTGGTGACTCCAGCAATCTCTTCGCCAAAGGTCATGATGGCTTCGGTGAAGGCTGGCCTGGGAACTCTGGACAGCTCCACCATGCCGCCTCGGGTGACAGTCAGCAGCTCACGCTCCATCCCCTCATCCTCGTCAGCATTCTTGACCTCGTAGTCGAAGATGACTGCCCCCACACTGACCGACAGCATGAGCCGCTGCTCGTAGGCCAGCCATGCGTCCTTCTGAGCTGTGGTCCACTTCTCCATGCTCTCAGGCAAAGAGGCAAGGAATCTCAGAGCCTCATCGTCGGCCTCAAAAATCAGGGTGTCATTGCCCTCCCTGGCAATGACATCAGCAGCCTTGCCCATGTAGTGGTCAGCCGTGAACACCACGTCGCGGCCGTACTCCCTGGCCTCCTCAAGGAACTGGTCAAAGGAGCCAGGGGCGAACTGGAGGTCATAGGACCAGCGGGGCACTGGCACATTGAAGGGAAGGGCCACGCCCGGGATGGACTCACCTGCCATGGGTCTGCACTCTAACTAGTCCTCGTCCTCGTCCGGCGGATCGTCATCGTCCGGCGGATCGTTATCGCCAGGGTCCTCCCTGGGAATCCTGGCATCAGTGCCGTCCCCCCGGTCCCCCTTCTCGCCCTTGCCTGCGATCAGCTTGTCGCCGCCCTCCACCTCGGGATAGCCAACCTCCCGGCGGCCTTCATTCGGGGTGATGAGCCTGGCCTTGATGCCCTTGCCCAGCATGTCCCACTCCTCACGCTCTGAGCCCCTGAGCATCTTGCGCCTGTCGGCATAGACCTCGATGCCCTCAGACACCAGCATGGTCAGCTCCTCAGCGGCACAATCCAGGAAGAAGCCTGTCACTGCTGTGTTGAGGATGTTGCGCATGGCTGCCACACCAGAGCCCCAGGTGGTCATGTCCTGGCCCAGCAGACCCGGGGGGATGGAGTCGAAACGGGCGACCTCAGACACCTGCATCTTGCGGGCTTTCAGGTTCTGCATCTCCCCCAGGGTGCCGTCCATCCTGATCCACTTGCCATCGACATTCACCACGTCGATGGAGTGGCGGTCTTCAGGGTCGGACCTCTTGTCGCCGTACTCGTCACTCAGCTTCTCCACAGAGTCCTCAGCCAGACCCGGGAAGCTGAGGATGCCCCTGCCCAGGCCGCCCGATGCGAACTCCCCACCGGCTGACACCTGGGCTGCCAGGCCCAGGCCAATGGCCTCTATGGCTTCCTCAATGGGGTTGATCCCACCCAGGGAGCCGTCGTCTGACAGTCGCATGATCCAGGCTGATGCCCCAGGCTTGAAGGCATCCCCCATGCCACGCCACTCATTGAATCGCTGGCTCCCGGCTGCGCTGCCCACGCCATAGGGATTGAACTGGACCTGCACCCTGTCGCCGTCCGGCCACAGCGTGCAGAACCTGGGAGGCAGCGGCAGCACTCTGTCAGGGAGGCCGTTGCTGCCCAGGCTCTTGACCTCAAAGGCACACCAGCCCCTGGTGACCAGGCCGTAATACATCCTGAACTTCCAGGCTCTGCTGCTCATGTCCAGGGCCGGCCTGGCCATCAGCCATCTGGGCTGGGGGTCAATCCTCTCAAGGCTGATGTCGTCTCGGGCATAGAGGGGTATCTTCAGGCACTGTCTGACGATGAGGTTTGTGCGCCCGGCCCAGGCTGGCAGCTTGCTGGCCAGGGCCTCGTCCACCAGCTCACCAGCGTTGGACACCATTGTCATGTCATTGCTGGTGAAGGACCGCTCCCCCCTCAGTCTCCTGCCCTGCCTGAAGCCTGACCCTCTCTCAGACTCGCCGAGGTTCACCGGCTCGCCCCGCTTGAGGGCTGACGCCTCCTCGGGCTGACCGAGGTTCTGCCGCTGTGCGCGCCGGCCCAGGATGCCCATTGCTGGGGAGGATAGCCAGGTGAGCCCAGACGCAGAAGGACCCCTGGCCTGAGCCGGGGGCCCTGCTGGCAAGAACTAGCAGGCCAGCTCCACCATTTCCCAAGTGGCCTCGTGCAGGTCTTGCCAAGTCCTGTCGTAGCCAAACACCTTGGCGATGACCACCGGGGCATCCTCAGCCCAGCAGTCCCGACCATTGGTCCAGAACTTGATCCCCGCCTCCCTCATGGCGGTGACCTCTGCCTCTCCTACCTCCATGGCTCCTCCTCCATTGGCTGCCATGCAGACGAGCATGGCACTACTTCACGATGATGCAACACCATCAAGCAACTCTCCTGCCCCCGCGATACAGCACGGCTTCCCTCCCAGGCCTGGCAGCCAGCTCCTGCAAACCGGCCAAGGCGAAGGCCCCTGAATAGAGGGGGCTCACATTCTGGTCGGGAGCAGTCCTCACGAACTTCCAAGGCTGGCCTGGAGTCGGGCCCTTGGCACTCCTGACCGCCATGCGCATGGCCTCGTTCTCCACGAACCTCACCGGGGGAGGCAGCTCCCCGTCCTCAGTGTCATCCCCATGCACGCTGTCCCTCAGGGCGATGCAGGCTGCGGACTCCTCAGCAGATGACAGCCGCCTGACAGTGAAGCCTGCAGCCTCCAGGTCCCCTGCCACTGTGGTCAGGGAGCCCGTCCCCTTGAGCACCAGCAGCCTGGGCTTCAGCCCGGCGTCTGAATCCCAGTCCTCCTTCAGCCTGTCCACCACCCAGTGGTTGCCCCTCTCATGGGCCACCACCGTCAGCCAGCCTGCCCCATCACAGGCAGTCATGGTCGTGAAGCCACCCTCAGGTGGGGAGTCGATCCCCAGCACCACCGGCTTGACTGGCCGGGGTGCCTCTGCCGGCTTGGCCACCAGGGCGTCATAAGCATGGAGGGAGATGGCCAGCAGGACTGTCCCCTCCCCAATCTGGTTGAGGCCAGCCCTGCGCCACACGATCTTGTCCTCGGTCTGGTCGGAGTCATAGTCCTCCCTCAGCGACTCAAGGGTGACCCCCTCGCCCTCGTCGCTGATCTCGTCCAGGAATGGAGTGGCTGCAATCCAGCCCTCCTCGTCCCCAGGGTCCAGCTCCTTGGGACCCGACCACTCCAGGCCTGCCCTCCTCATCCCCTCCCACCGTGTTGCTGCTGCCACACGATTGGCCAGGATCATGCCGTCCAGCAGGTCGCTGGGCTGGTCGGGCTTGCCGACCGTGGAGTAATACATGATCTGCGCCATGAGCACAGCCCTGATGGCCTGGCGAATGCTGTCCTCGAAGACCAGGGGCGGGTAGCTCCAGACCTCATCGGCATGGACCCTGTAGAGGGTGTGGCCATGACCCGACTTCTCGCTGCCAGTGTGGAGGTCCATGGTCACCCCAGTCAGCTCCGACTTCAGCCAGGGGTTGGCCTTGTCTTTGGAGTCCCGGAACTGCAGCATCTCCCAGAGCGCGGTGTGCTTCACCTTGGGGACCCATTTCTGGAAGATGGCCTGGACCCCTGCCGACCCTGACTGGCCCACGAACATCCCGTGAGTGGCAGCCCTCAGCATCACCATGTCCACGGTGATGCCCACGAACTCCAGCCAGGACTTGCCCCCCTGCCTGGGCAGGGTGACGAAGAAGTGTCTCCATCTGGGCCGGCCGTCTGGCATCAGCTCGGTCCCCACCAGCGCAGCCAGCTTCTGCCACCGCCTCAGAGGCCGGCCGTAGAGGATGGCCGTGTCCTCGTAGATGGGCAGCAGGCTCAGTGCCCCGGGCGTGGGGTGAGGCCCCCACATCGGAGGGCAGGTGTCGTATATCTCCTTGAGCCAGTCGGGGCACTTCTTCCTGTTCTCCAGGTCGGGTGTCTCAAACCGCTGGAAGGGGCTGCTCACTCGAAGACCACCCCCCTGCCTGCCTCCCTCATCTGCTCCACCACCCGCTCGGCTGCAGTCTTCTCCCTCATCTCCCCACGCCGTGCCTCAAACAGCTTCGTCAGCTCAGTGGCTGCCTGGCGGTAGTTCGTCATGTGAGCTGCAGGGACCACTCCACCGCCCTCGCCACTGAGCCCCACTGCAAGCTGCTCCACATCCTCCATGACTCCCAGCAGCCCCTCGCATCGGCCCTCAATGTCGGGGACCTCAGCCCTGATGGCGCCCCTCATCCTGGCCGCACCCCCCACGATCCCGGCCACTGCTGGGGTCATGGAGACCCCACCCCCTGAGCTGAGGGCTTTGGCCAGGGCCTCTTGAAGGTCACGACGCTCTGGGGTCTGCCTGGCCAGCCTCTTGAGCACCAGGGCACCGATGCAGAGGTCGCCCCCTTCGGAGCTCCGCTTGTGCCGCTGCGCGAACTTCTCGGCTCCCTCGGGATGGGCCTTCACCACTTCACCGGTCACCTCGCAGATGGGGCAGCTCGGGACTGCAGCCAGCAGGCCGCCCAGGGAGGTCATGGGATCAATCCTAGAGCATGGGGGTCGTGACTCTCAAAAGACCAGGTGCCAGGATACCAGCGGCCCCCGGTCTTTGAAGTTTCCAGACTTCTCATGTCATTTCTTGTGTTCTGCTGACGCTGTGGGGGAACTTCAGTCCCTTTCAGTGCTCTCAGTTCTTGGCTGGGTCCAGCCTCGTCCGGCCTCGTCTCGCCTCGTCCCCCTATAGGGGGGGGACGAGGGACGAGGTGGAACCTCGTCCTAGTTCGTCCAAACAGTTGTACTGTCGCCATTCGTGCAGGTCAGAGGGTATTTTTACCTCGTCCGTCAAAGGACGAGGTAGGACGAGGTGAATTTGGCCATATCTGTTCCACAATGTGGAACAGCAAACCTGCTGGTCAGAGGGTATAAATGGCAAAGTTGAGTCGGGGGCACTCATGGACGAGCTAAACGGGTGTTCAGTAAGGGGTCTTGAGGGCATGCAGGGCACCAGGCATGAAAGGTAGCGAAGTTCACTTGCACTGCAATCAAAGTCACTGAGAGTCAAGGTTGGGTCAGCGTGCCAGGGCATAGCCTGTGCCTCCTCCCCTCACCGGAGCCGATGCCAGCGCGCCGGCCTCATGGAGCTGCCTGACAGTCTCCCTGATGGCTTCGCTGTTCCCTGTGACCGCACGCTCGATGGCAGCCTGAGAATGGAGCTCATCGGGGTTCTCAGCCAGGAAGGCGCGCACCCTGTCAGCCACGGTGATGCCTTCTCCTGGGGGCTTGATGGCCAGGCTGAAGGAGCGCTCGTCAACACCCAGCGCGGGGCTGTGGCGCGTGGCCCATGTGCCCACGAAGGTCGCCAGGCTGTCCCCTGTCTGGCCCACCAGGCCATCGCGGTCCTTGGCCACCTGCAGCCTGACCTCGCCGTCCGTCTCAGGGGTCCAGCACGGGCCGCCTATGGCCCTGAGGGAGAGGTCCACCTGTGCGGTCTTGTCCCCTGAGCCCACCGGCCTGGAGGGGTCGCCGTGGGGGCTGTGGTCGATGATGAGCACCGTGGCACCGGCCTCCATCCACACGTTGGCCAGGATGCCCCACCAGGGGGCCACAGCCTCCCCTGTGTCCCTGGGCACACCGGCGGCTGAGGCTGAGTCCACCACCACCAGCACGGGCTTGCCTTTGGAGCTGAGGGACTGGATGGCTGCCAGCAGGGCATGGAGGGCCGGCCTGTTCTCCGGCTCTATGAGCGCGGGCACCTGGTACTGGTGCCATGCCCTGGGGCTGGCCATGACCACCTGGTCCATGCCCAGATGATCCCACCGCCACCTGGTCCTCCAGGGGGGGCTCTCCCAGTCCAGCCACACCACCGCCCCCCCTGCCTGGATGGCGGCCTTGGCAGCGATGATGGAGAGCATGGACTTGCCACAGCCAGGGGGGCCGAACAGCAGGTGTCTGACCCCCTGGATCAGCACCGCCCTGCTGTCATCCCGGGCCAGCAGGGGGACGACACTGGGCTTTTGGGCATTGAGCGTGTCGATCCTGAGCGCGGCCAGGGCCTCAGGGTCCGATCCTGTGGCAGGGGGGTCTGCCTGGGCGCGTCTGGCCTCCAGCTCCTCAGGGGTCAGGGGAGGGAGGTCCCACTGGCTCATACGCCGCAGTACCCCTCGCACTCCTCGCCGAAGGCCAGAAACAGGTCCTGTGCCATGTCTGCCTGCCTGGTGTCCTCAGCAACCGCCTGAAGAAGCGGGACACGGCGCCTGTGGAGGTAGCTGTCATCGCCCTTGTCCCTCTGGCGGGCCTTCTCAGCTGCCTTGCCTGATGCCTCAGCCTCAGCAGCAGCTTCCACCATCTCAGGGACCTCTCTGGCCAGCTCAGCCCAGTCCTTGGGCCGGTGAAGGGGGCACAGCACGCATGACGACTTGCCCAGAGGGGGGGCATCAGGAGGGGCGTTCTCAGCCCACCAGTCCTCGCAGTCCTGGCGGTCCATCATGAGGTCAATGAGGGGCCACCGGCTCACAAGCCACGGCTTCCGGGCCGGCTTGATCCTGTCCACCTCGTCGTGGGAGAGGCCAATCCACTGCTCCACGGTGATGCCTCTGGGGACGTGCTTCCTGGGCCACACTCCCAGGAGGCTCCTGATGACGGTGATTATCGGCTCGATCTTCCAGCGCGGCGTGCAGATGCGCCGGGCCATGCCCTCTTTGGAGCCGTCGCGAATGGTGTGCATGGGCACCGCCGGCCAGTAGGGCCTCCCACGGTGGTCAGTGGCCTCAGCCACCGCCCTGGTGATGGGGATGAGGGCACTCACCTGGATCAGTGGGAATGGCACCTGGTCAGTCATCCAGGCCACCCTACGATAGGTGCTGGGCCGCTCGTTCCCGGGGTCGGCGAAGATCGCCGCGTCTGGCATGGGCTCAATGAGGCCCTTGGCAGCCATGAGCATGAGCACGCTGGACTGGGTGCCGCCGCCATAGCTGATGACGGTGAGGTCAGGCATGAGGTCTTCCCCTCATGTGAGGTCCGGGAGGCTCAGGGTCCTCCACCAGCCTTCAATCGACCCGTCAGCATCATTGGCCCATTCCAAGGCAGCAGGTGTGCGATTGACCAACACCCCTCCCATGCCAAGAAATGGCTCCACGCAGAAGTCCACGAACTCAGGCAAGTGGCTGGCCACCCAGGGACCAACAGGCTTGTACGACTTGCCGCCTTTATAGGGCATCGTCAGTATCGGCCCAGCCATCAGCCCCACACCACCTTGTGGAGCCGGCCGTATGACTCGGGGGTGAAGGGGCCGCATTTGCGGCAGTGGACCCTGGCAGCCTTCACGGCCCCAGGAGTCACGAAAAAGCGGTCATTCCCGCCACACAGGGGGCATGGCCCCTCCCACTGGCCGGCCCGGAATCTGAGGCCCAGCCTGGCGCCCCACTGCTCAGGTGTGGGGCCTGGGTCGTTGGGAGCCGGCGGCTGAGTGGCCAGGATGCCCAGAGGATTGCCCTGAGGCTGCTGTGGGCCTCCTGGGGGGGCCTGTGGCACCACAGGGCCAGGAGAGGGCCTGTGGGCCTCCTGAGGGGCTGGGAGAGGGGTGAAGCTGCCCGAGTGGACGTCAGGGGGCACAAACCAGGCCCTGGCCGGTGTCCTGGCGGTCTGGTCCCACTCCCCACCGACATCAGGGAGGGCCTGGACCAGGTTCCAGTGCGCCCAGTCCCACGCGGTCTGCCAAGCGTCGTGGGAGTCAATGCCTGGCTGCCAGATGAGCACCGAGAGGCCCCGGCCTCCCACCGACACCCCGACTGCGGCGATGAAGGGGCACTCCTGGGCCAGTCTCAGGACCCTGTTCCTGGCGATGTTATTCTCAGGGTGGGCCGGGCTGCCAAACGCGCCGTCAAGGTCGTGGTACGTGAAGCCCGACCAGCTCACCGGGGCCTCGTTCTTGCGGCCCTCGAAGATGCCATGTGGGGTGATGACCACGGGCCAGGTGGCCTTGACCCGATCGCGCTCGGCCTTGTCCTCGATCATGTAGACCGACTCCCACGCGTCCGCCGCGCCGTCTGTGCCGACGAGACCCAAAGCAGCCTCAAGGCCGACGCGCTCGTGCTGGGTCGTTCGTATGCCGCCGTACAGCCCCACGGCGCCGGGGTCGTTCATCGTGGCGGCCTCCCAGGCGGCAGCACCAGTCTGCGCACATGGCGAGCCTGTTCTTCCAGCCTCACCCCCAACAGCCCATCAGCCTCGTCGATGATTGCATCGAGTCGGTCAAGTGCATGCCGCATTTGCTCTCGCCGGTCAACGGCTCCTGGATCGTTCACTGCCGCTCCTTCTCGGGGGACAGTGGAGGGAATGATAGCCCCCGGGTCTGGGGGGGTCTGAGACGAAGAAGGACCCTCCCCAGGTCGTCAAGGAGGGTCCTTCTGGCCGGTCCAACAGCCGGCGTTCCTGGTCAGCTCACAGCCGCGTGGATGACCCCCTTGAGCCGACCCCCGAGGGACTGGCGCCAGACCTCGGCCTGCTGGTGGGGGTAGAGACCACCCCTCACCAGCCATGCCTCAGGCTCGCCGTCCTCGTTGACCCAGATGCTCTCAATGGCCTCCAGCAGGCAGGTCTCCCGGCAGCCGCAGCCCTGGCAGACCCCCACCGCATCAGTCATGCGGTGGGGGTCCAGGAACAGGTCCCCGGCGCCCAGGCAGGCCGGCTCGGCTGTCATACGCTCAGCAGCTCCATGGTCCTGCGGCAGATGGCCCCGGCCCGGCCGTTGGTCATCTCCCGCTCATGGGCTTCCCTGGTGCGGTACTCCCTGATGTGGCTGTAGTGCTCGGTCACTGCGTGCAGGACTGCGAACCGGGTCCCCTCAGCACCCTTGGGCAGGGTCATGGGGTTCTCCATCAGCCTGACGATCTGGAGCGCGTCGTCCTCCTTGGCCTTGGGGCTGCCATTCGCGCCTGCGATGGCCTGCTCCACGACCCTGCTGGACTCCTTGGCTGACATGGGCTGGCTGACCAGCCTCTCCAGTTCGAGCCCCAGGGCGTCCATGGACCTATCAGCAGCCAGGATCAGCTCAGTCACTGTCCTGAACCTGTCATTGGCCCTGGGGGAGTGGACCACCCTGTGGACCCCTCCCCGGCCTTTCAGCATCGGGAGCTGGTTCAGGCAGTGCATCTGGACTGGGATGACCTGCATGGTGATCCCTGCCATGCCGTCGTGCCCTGCGGTGAACAGGAGCCACGGCCTGACTGTCTCAATGCCGGCAATGTCCACATCCCTCTTGTAGGAAGTGGCCACGATAATGCGGGAGCCATCAGCCCCCCAGCGGCCGCGGCGGGACCAGACGCGGTCAATGGCCGCGTCGAAGTTCTCGCATATCTCAGTCACGAAGCTGAGTGCATCCCTGTGCTGGATGGGGTGGTACCTGCCAGTGACCATCCCAAGGATGGTCTCAGTGTCATCACGGACAACGGCGCACACCTTCTCAGACTTGCACCATTTGTCTTTGTCCCATGAATGGGCGACAGGCCGCATCTCGACGTTGAAGTCGAGCCCCGCGGCTGCCAGGGCCTTGTCCATTGAGGACTCAGCCTTCTCTCCCACCGGGGGCAGCCCACGCTGCCACCAGAGGGTCCGGTCACCTGTGGACATCTCTCCTCCTCCACTTGGTTGTCTGCCCGACTGGGCAAGACCCAGCATACACGAAGAAGCCCCCCGGGAGGGACCATCAGGGGGACAGTCTCCCGGGGGGCTGGTGCTCCAATGGGAGGAGGAGCAGCCTCAGGGTATCAGGTGGGCTTGTCGTGGCAGCTCACGACCATCTCCTATCAATGGCCTCGATCCAGGCCACCAGAATGGCTGCGGTCTTGACCAGCTTGCCTTTGAGATTCATGTCCCTGGGCTTGGGAGGAATCCCCACCCCGAAGAGGCAATGGTCGCCGATCTTGCCAGTCCACTTGGCCACCAGGGCCAGCCACTGCCAAGCCGACCAACGGTCGTCGTGGTCATTGCCCCACTGCTGGCGTTGGCGGGCGCGCTCGTTCTGGATGAGGTCGGTAACCTGCATCGTGGCGTGTATCCGCTCGGTCGCGTTCTGGCTCATGACTTGGGCCTCGTGACAACCAGGTAGGGGTCCCCCACCTGGCGGTACCTGTTGACCACTCCCTCAGCCAGGCCCATGACCTCGGCTGCGGCCTCGAACTTCTTCTGGTCCACCGCTGGGGTGCTGACTCGCTGGTACAGCTCGGGCAGCTCCTCCAGCAGCAGCTCGGCGTTCATGGTGACGCGTCCTGCCTGCAGTTTGATCTTCTCTCCCGTGGGGAGGACCACGGGCACACCGGGCTTGGGCATCATTGCCCTGACCTTGGCGCCCTGTTCCCTGACCGCGGCCTTGATCTTGGCCTCTTCGGCCTTCAGGTCGGCATAGCGCTTGAGCGCGATGACGGCCTCCTCGGTGGCGGGGTGGATCGGATCAGGAGTCTTCGCCACGCTTGTCCACTTCCTTGGGGAACACCGCGTAGATGCCGCAGCCGGGGAGCAATACCCCAACCTCGTCCTCCTCGGGCCGGTAGCTGTCGGGCACGTTGGCCTCATCCCGGGCGGTTACCCAGGCGAGAATGTCCTTCTGCTTCAGCTTCCTGTTCTGGAGGATGCCGGCGGCTTCCCCCTGGATCATGCGATTGACTGCTTGGTTCATGGGTGGGAACCTACCTGCACCTGTGAGACTTCTGCCTCATCGTCATGCTCTGGGAGTGTCAGGTCTCTTGGCCGCACACTCAGCGCAGGCCCAGTAGGTCTTGCCACTGGGCCTGACCAGCTTCTCGCTGGTGGCCTTGGGGGCGATGCTGCGGCAGGGCACACACCTGATCGTGGGCTCAGCAGCCTCTGGCTCAGGCTCCTCCCTGGGAGCCTCCGAGGGGGAGGGCGCCTGGGGAGGGACCTCGCCCTTGGCAGTCCTCAGACAGGCCATGTGCCAGTGGAGACCACCGCTGACGGACTCGCTCTCCCTCATGGGGCCACAGTTCCCCCTGTGCCCTTGTGGCCGAGAGCATCGGCCCCGGCCATAGGAGCCCTTGACCACCTTGTGGCAGAAGCCAGGGCAGTCAGGGTCCGGGGTCCAGCCCCAGTCCTTCTCATTGACGCTCATGCGCTGGCCGCAGCCGGCGCATTTCCTGCGCTCGCCCAGAATGGTCATGGCTCCTCCTCCAGGACCAGTCTAGCACATCATCGCTATGTGACTGACAAGTGCCAGACCAGCAACGCAAACAGGAGGCCCCCCAGCACCATCGCGTGGCGCCAGGTGGCCTCCTGTCTGCTGTCAGCCTGCGGGGTCACCGCCGAGCCTCAGTTCTGCTGGAACATCTGGGCCGGATCGCCGGCCAAGAACTCTGATGTCTGCTGCTGGGCCTGGGCAACCTCTGGCGGCACCTGTCCCTGGACAGGCTCATTGGGCACTGGTTGAGGAGCTGGTGCCTGGGCTTGGGGCTGGGGTGCCGGCTGAGGGATGGCCATGGGCTGGGCCTGAGGAGCCACAGGAGCCCCCTGAGGGACCTGTGGCTCCATCGGCTGCTGTGAGACCGCCTGAGGCTGTGGAGCCTGCTGTGGGGCCACAGGGGCTGCCTGGGGGGCAGCCTGCATCGCCACCCCCTGGGGGGCCAGGCTGGCCGGCCGAAAGTTCTCCAGGTCAGCCTGGACCTCGCCCTGCCACAGCCGGTGCTTCACGGTGGCCAGCACTGACTGGCCCACCATCATCGCAGTGAGCTGGTTGGGGTCAGTGGCCTGCATCCGCACATCCTCGGTCACCCCATGGGCATCCATGTAGCGGCAGAAGATGCGGACCGCGCTGTTCTTGTCCTCGGTGAGGACCTGCTGGCCCTGGACCTCCACCCCTTGCTCAGGGCCTTGGGCCACGGCATAGGTGTAGCGGATCATGCGCTTCCCCGTCTGGGTCCAGTCCCAGTCGGCTCTCGTGCAGGTCAGGATGTGCTCGCCCTCTGAGGGCACCCTGCCGGCCTGCTCGGCCCGCTGGTGGATTGCCCCCCAGTCAATTGGTTCCATCATTGTCCTCCTTGGTCTATGGCTTGCATGATGGCTATGAGGTTGGGGTCCAGGACTGCCGGGGGCAGCTTGTCCTGGGGCCTCCCGCCGGCGATGCAGTGGCGGGCTGGGTGGCACTGGAGGACCCTCTGCTCAACGCCCCCCTGGCTCCAGGAGAGGTAAAGAGTCATGTCCACCTCGTACATCAGATCGTCGCGGAACCTGCCCATGAGGCTGGGCCTGAACCGGCCGTCATCGCCAAGGGCAGACCGGCAAAGCCACAGGATGGTGGGGCCGCTGGGCTGATGGGCGAGTTGCCTGCAGCCATCGGCCAGCACCAGGAAGTCCCTCAGCAGGGTGCCCCAGTCCCGTATCTCCATCTGCCGGGGGGGCGGCGCCAGGTGCCTCACGTGCTTGTTCTGGAGGTCGGTGATGGAGTCAATGACCACCACACGAAACTGGCCGGCCCACTGGAGGACCCGCTGCAGGTCGGTGACACTGCTGATCCTCGCGACCGCTGTGTCCCAGGTACCATCCCACTGAGGGGGTGCATAGGTCTGCCACTCCCAAGGGACCTGCCTGGTGGGGGCATGGGCACTGCCACCTTCCTCGGTCTCAATGAGGAGGGTGGGAGGAGGGCCGGACTGGCCGAACCAGCTCTTGCCGATCTTGAACTCTCCATAGACAGCAAGCAGGTGGCCGGTCACTGCTTGACCTCGATGGGGCCAACTGCCCCAGTCTGTCGGGTTCGGCGCATGGCCTCCTCCACTGTGTCCACAGTCCTGCCCATGCGCCGGCGGTACCAGCGGGCATCAGGCCGGTCTCGGCTGGGGAGTGCCACCCAGCGGTGGCCCCCACCCCAGCCACAAGACCAACAGCCCCGATCGCGGACGATGTGGAAGCGGTGGAGAGGTCCGTCAGTCATCGTGCCCGATAAGCTAGGCGAGGTACTTCCACAAGGGTCATTCTCGCAACGTTCTCAGTGTTCTCCTGGCCTGTCAGGATGCTGTTGCACAGGGGCCGGTAGTCACAGGTGCCACAGTGCCTGCCGATGTTCATGAGCCGGCGGTACAGCTCATCGGTTGGATCAATGTTCCCAGAGGCCCATATCTCAGCAGCCTGAGCAACCTCGCCCACCTGGTGGATGAGGTTTGCCCCAAACGACTCCCTCGCATCAGGGCTGATGATCCATTCCAGGACCTTGACCCTCTGCCCCGTGGTGGAGATGACATGGGCAGCCACGATGGAGGGCTCGGCATACGAGCCGGCGCCTGCCATCAGCCTGGACCTCAACCAGTCGTAGAGCATGAGCTGGTGTCTCACCAGCATCTCGTTGTCATGGCCCCAGAAGGACAGGGGCAGCCCTGTGGTCTTGTGATCGATGACCATGGCCATGCCATCGCGCTGGCCAATCACGTCCACCACGCCTGAGATGGAGACAGCCTTGTCAACGTTCGCCGTCAGGGTCTGCTCCAGGGCGTGGATGGTGACCCCCGCATAGAGCCGCTCCCATTCTTGCTGCCATGCCTTGAAGGTGTCCAGCACCACCTGGTCGGTCCTGAGGAAGCCACGCTCCTGGGCCTTGGCCTGCATGACAAGCATTGGGTCCTCGTGCCCCAGGTGGGCCTCAATCAGCTTGTGGACCAGCGTGCCGGTCTGGGCTGCTGACTCCTCAGGCTCAGGGACCCCCAGCTCCCTGACGTTCCTCAGCCACCAGCGCAGCCTGCAGGTCCGCCAGTCAGCCAGCTCGCTGTTGGAGACCGAGCGGGTCATTCGGGATACGTCCCTGGAGGAGGGCCTTGGGCCATGCCCTGGGTCATGCAGGCCAGGATCATGGTGAGCACCCCCGCGGGCATCTGGGGAGTGGCAAGCACTGCGACCTCACAGGGACCCTTGCCGGGGACATTCCCCTGCCAGCCGGTGGCGACTCAGATTGCAGAGGCCACATAGTCAGCGATGTGCTCGACCACCGGGACCACGACAGCGTTGCCGAATTGCTTGTACGCCTGAGTATCGGAGACCGGGATCACGAAGGGATCGCCGTCAGGATCGTCGAAGCCCATGAGGCGAGCGCACTCCCGGGGCGTGAGGCGGCGGGGATTGTCGTCGGCTTGGTCAACGAGGATTTCGGAGCCGTCCTTGTAATAGCGAGCCGAGAGGGTGCGGGCCGTTCGAGAGCCGTCGACCAGCCCGTAACCGAAGCCGTTGCCACGTTCACGGTGCTTGGCGGCGTAGTCCTGCAGGTACCCCCAGAGATGATCAGAGAGCGTGTAGCGCTCCGACACTTGGCCGCCATCACCGAAGGTGTAGTGGGGCTCGGGCACTTCGCTGCCGTCCTCGGGGTGCAGCACCGTGTCGAGCAGTGGGCCGTCTTCCACGCCGGGCATCAGCAGATCCTCAAGGTCCAAGGGCGTGCCATCCCGAACTCCCAAGATGAAGATGCGTTCCCGATTCTGCGGCACCCACGCGCGGGCGTTGATGACCCGGTGGCTGATCTCGTATCCAAGTTCCTCGCTCAACACCTTGCAAATCGTTCGGAACGTGCGACCGCGGTCGTGACTAACGAGGTTGCGCACGTTTTCCAAGAGGAACATCCGGGGACGGCGATGCTCCAAGATCCGTGCGACTTCGAAGAACAGCGTGCCTTGGGCCTCACAGGCGAAACCATGAGGGTGGTCAAGAGCATTCTTCTTGGACACACCGGCGATCGAGAACGGCTGGCACGGGAAGCCCGCGAGGAGCACGTCGTGATCCGGGATGTCTGATGCAGGCACTTCCCGAATGTCGCCGGCGATGTCCTCATCGCCGAAATTCGCGCGATAGGTCTTCTGGCTGTACTTGTCCCACTCGCAGGTGAACACGCACTCGCCACCGGCCGACTCAAAGCCCTTCCGCATGCCGCCGATGCCTGCGAAGAGGTCAACAAAGCTGAACTGCGGCGACGCCACGGTGTTCGCAACAGCAGACATCGGCATCTCCTCGGAATCGCGCGTTTGTTCCAGGGTAGCCGAGCGGTGTGACAAATCGGACGAGCCTCGGCTAGCGCAGGCAATGCGAACTGGCGTCCTCACGGCAACGTCTCAGTCTCGACCCGCAGATCGCTCAGCGGCTGTATTCGAAGACCACGTTGCCGGCAGCGGCGGCCGGGTCGGCTGGATCGAGGTGCTGGTAGACCGCGATGCAGGCGGCACCGCAGTCGCCGAAGGCATCGCAGGCGAGCGTGCCGGTGAGGCCGTCGTACCAGCGTGCCGGTCTGGGCTGCTGACTCCTCAGGCTCAGGGACCCCCAGCTCCCTGACGTTCCTCAGCCACCAGCGCAGCCTGCAGGTCCGCCAGTCAGCCAGCTCGCTGTTGGAGACCGAGCGGGTCATTCGGGATACGTCCCTGGAGGAGGGCCTTGGGCCATGCCCTGGGTCATGCAGGCCAGGATCATGGTGAGCACCCCCGCGGGCATCTGGGGAGTGGCAAGCACTGCGACCTCACAGGGACCCTTGCCGGGGACATTCCCCTGCCAGCCGGTCAGGAAGACCAGCTCGCCATCAGTCATGGCCTCCTTGACCCGGGCCTGCTCTTGGTCGCCCTGAGCCTGGTTCACCCAGTCAGTGGTCACACCAGCTCCTTGGGGGTGACGGCATCCAGCAGTGCGCCCTTCTTGGCCAGGGCGCGCTCGATGCGAGCCTCGATGGTGCCCTCGGCAATGATGTCAATGACCCTCACCGTGTCGCCCTCCTGGGTCCACCTGCGCACCCTGTCCTCTGCCTGGTCGGTCATGCCTTTGCTCCACAGTTTGGACAGATGCACGACCGTCCTGGCAGCAGTGAGGTCCACCCCCTCGCCGGCAGCCTGGGTGGTGGCCAGGAAGACCCTGGCCCCCCCCTCCTGGAATCTCTTGATCCTCTCGGCTCGGTCCCCGGTGGATGTGTCCCCGGTCAGGACTGTGTGGCTGATGCTGTGGCGGTGAAGCATCTCAGCAGCCAGGGTGTGCAGCAGCCTGGAAGCTGTGAACACGACCACCTGCTCATCCTCTGGCAGGTCCTTGAGGAGCAGCCTCAGCTCGGCCACCTTGGGGGAGGGACCAATCATCGTGATCTGGCTGCCCTCAATCTCCAGGGGGGAGAGGGCGCACTGGGTGAGCCTGGTCAGGTGGCTGAGGGCGTTGTCAGTCCAGGTCTCAGACTCCCCGGCAACGACCTTCCATTCCTTGTCCAGGAGGTCGTACTGCTCACGGTGTGCCTTGGGGAGGCTCACCACCCGCTCCTGGCGCACCTTGTCAATGCGCCGGCCAATGGCGTCCTCCATGCTCATGCGCCGGTAGTAGGGGGCCACGTACCGGCTGAGCCTCCCCAGCTTGACCTGGTCCCAGCCCTCAACATGGGTCGCCCCCCACTCGTCCAGCCGGACCTGGCAGAACTCGTCCACGAACTTGCGCTTGCTGGGCCAGGACTCAGGGTCCACCAGCCTCAGCAGTGCCCACAGGTCCTCAGGCCGCTCAGAGACCGGCGTGCCAGTGAGCGCCCAGCGGCGGTCAGCCTCAATGCACCAGGCAGCCCTGGTCTGCAGGGCCTCTGGATTCTTGGCCCGGTGGGCCTCGTCGAACACCACCAGGTCAAACTCAATGCCATTCAGCTCCTTGGGCTCAGCCTGGGCCTGGGTGCGCTCCACCGTGGGCCAGTGGGCCACGCGGCTCATGCGGCTCAGCAGTGCCCAGGAGACCACGAAGCAGAAGTGCGACTCGTTCTCCAGGGTCCACTGGATGAGGTCCCGGCGGTCCTTGGCATTGCCCACCAGGGGGATGGGGACCACCCCCTCAGTCCACTGGATGATGTGCTCGCCCCAGGCATGGAGCACCGAGGCCGGTGCAACCACCAGGGCCTTGAAGGTCTCGTGGGCTGATATCTCGTCCATGGCCACGCAGGTCTGGACTGTCTTGCCACTGCCCATCTCATCGCACAGCATGGCGATGCGGCTCTCCTGCAGCCACTCGGCCCCCCGGTCCTGGACCTGGGACAGCTCACCGCCACGGACCCTGATGGCAGGCATGATGTCGCCCGGGGCATCCTTGACCCAGTGCTCGCCCCTCTGGCCAGCCAAGTGGCTGAGGAACCTTGCATGGTCATTGCACCGCATGGCTGTCTTCAGGGCATCCTCCACCCAGTGCTCTCGGGGGATCAGCTCAGACAGCCTGACGACCACTGGCCAAGCAGGGGGGACGACGTAGCCGTCTCGGCTCTTGCGCCCCCCCTGCATCTCGGTCAGGGCCTCCATCAGGAGGTCATCGGCATTGTGGACCTGGAAGCCCCGGTCAGGGTGCCAGGTGACCTTGGGGCTCATGGCTTCCACACCTGGAGCTGGACCAGCAGATGGGCGAGGGCGTCCTTGGCGTGCTGGCTGTGAGCCAGCTCAGTGCCCTGCAGCATCCTGGTGGCAGTGGCCATCTTGGGGATGCGCTCAGTGGGCCTGGGCCGGCGGACCTCAACCTCCCTGGTCTCTGCATCCCAGGACAGCAGCAGGCCCTCAATGAGGCCGCCGGTCCTGACTGCCTCCAGGGACTTCCTGTCCCGGGCGCCATAGGCGGCGAATGCCTCGACGGCCAGCCGGCGGTACTCCCACAGCTCAGCAGGCATCTGCCACCAGTTGTCAGGGCCAACCTCAAAGACCTGGAGGCCCCAGTTCGGCCACCAGCCAGCCAGGCCAGTGGTGTGCCCAGGGTCGCAGGCCAGGATGCCCTGGGCCTGGTCCTCGGCCTCAGGGGGGGTGATGAGTCGTGCGGTCCTCACGGTGTCCATGCCTTCGGCTGCGTGTCATTGGGGACGTAGAGCGGGTGGCGGGGGTGGCCCCCCTTGGTGAGTCCCAGGTGATGAGCCCAGGGCGGATGCTCGGGGTCGTTGTGGACCCTCTCCAAGAGGTCCATCACGGGCGACCTGGGCAGCTTCTCCACATTGGCGCCCCAGGCCATGACCGCACAATGAGCCAGCAGCAGGTGGGCCTCGACTTCCTCCACATTCTCAGGGGGGCAGATGTCAATGCCTGCCTCAGCCGCATCCCTCAGGTCGGCGGGACTGGTGGCCCGGTAGCTGTAGAGGTTCACCACCCCCAGGACATTGAAGGCCCAGCGATCCCTGAAGCCCCGGCACCTGCGGATGGTGGGGTCGTCCTCGATGCCATCGGCAGTGCTCGGGTTGAGCATCACGAACAGGAGTCTGCGAGGAGCATACCCGGGAAGGTCAGCCCTCAGTGACCGGCTCAGGAAGAACCGATGAAGCCCGTCGTCTGACGACTTGGCCGCCCTGAACTCCTCTGGTGCAAGCATGGTCGTCTGTCTCACTTCTGGGCCTTCGGCACCAGCAGCGGCATGACCAGCATGAGCAGGTCATCGTCGTCTGGGGAGGTCACCCTGACTGGCATTCGTTCGCCGAGCTGCCTGAAGACAGCGACCTCTCCTGGCAGGGTCTCCAGCACTGTGGCCACGCGGCTGGCCTGGAAGCCGACTGCCACCGGCTCCCCTTCGTACTCCCCGCCGACCAGCTCAGAGCCTTCCCCCACCTCGTTGTGGGACAGGGACAGCCGAACCCCGGTGTCAGGGTCCAGGTGCATGATCATGACCCTGGCTGATCCGCCCAGCAGGGCGCATCGCCTGACCGCGGCCAGCAGCTCGGTCTGGTTGACCGTGAGCTGATTGTCCAGCCGGGGCTTCACCAGGTTGGCCCAGGGCGGGTATTCTTTGGCGATGAGGGTGCTGATTGCCTCTGTCCCCACCCCGTTGTGAGAGGCCTGGAAAGCGACACTCTGCTTGGCAAATACTGCGCTGAACTTGTCAACCTCCTCCAGCATGGGCAGCAGGAGGCTGAGGTCCTTGGCAGGGGGCAGCACGGTCTCGTCCTCAGCCAGCACGGTCTCGCCCCTCAGCAGCCTGGTGGCCAGCGAGACGCTGTCACAGGCCACCAGCCTCAGGCCCTCAGGATCAGCCACCAGGAGGCAGCCCATCAGGGCCGGCTTGCTCAGGTCATCAGAGGCATACTGCAGCACATCCACCAGGCCGGCCCTGACGGCTGCTGCGCTCAGGTCCACCTTCGTCCCCTTGGGGGAGACAATGGTGGGGAAGGCATCTGCAGCAGCCACCCTCAGCAGCCAGGAGCCCTGGCCGGCTTTCACCCTCAGGCCGCCATCCTCGGTGGACAGCATGACCTCACCGGGAGGAAGCTGAGCCACCAGGGAGGCAAGGACTGTGGCTGCGGTGGCGACCTCCCCTGTCTCCCCTGCCTCCACTGAGGCACTGGCCCGGGAAGTGGTGGCGGTGTCAGTGCCGGTCACTGTGAGGGTCTTGGCTGTGGCCTTCAGGTGGAGGCAGGACAGGATGGGCCTGTCCACCGCCTTGGTGGGGACCCCCCTCAGGGCCGTGCTGGTCAGCCGGTTCAGGATTGCCTGGTCCATCTTCAGTCTCACAGGTCTCTCTCCCATCTGCGCTTGCGCGATTCGTTGACTGTGCGATTGCCGAAGATGTCCACCTGGTGGGAGGTCCGGCCCCCCTTGTGCCAGTTGGGCCTGCCTGACAGGGTCACGGCCTTGAAGCCGGCAGCCAGAGGGCTCACCCCAGTCTCGTCCTCCAGGGTGTAGGTGATGGCCTTGCGGTACCCGATGGCCTTGGCTGCCCTGAGGAGGGCGCCGTAGATCATGCTGGCTGCATTGGGCTTGGCCTCCAGGATGCAGCATCGCTGGACATCCACGGTCAGGCCGTCGTCAGCTCCTCTGGCAGCAGGCCGGGCTGCGATGCCCACCCCCACCAGGTCCTCGCCCTCATAGACCCCCAGGCAGAACAGGAAGAACATGTTCGTCTTGGGGGCGTGGCGATGGTGCTCGGCCACGAACTCCCTGGCCCGCTCCCTGGTGACTGGGCGTATCTCCAGGCTCATGACTGGCCACTCTGCCAGAGAGGGCAGTCAGCCAATCTCATCGTGAGGACAGCCCAACAGCCTGGCATTGGCCAGGCAGTCATCCTGCCTCACGTACCCCTGGGTGGATGCCCCCACGGTCTGCCCATTGCGGGCCTTGGCGGTCCAGCGCCACTTGCCGCTGGAGTCCGCATAGAAGGTCCACGTCAGAGTCTCCGGTGTCTCTGCCATAGAGCGGAGGTCAGGACTTGAACCTGTTCCTCCCCCCTGGTCGGGGGGTGTGCTGCCCTTACACCATCTCCGCGGGTGGGAACCTACCGGCTCCCTGAGGGCTTAGCCCTCACGATCAAGCGGCCTCCAGCTTGCTGCCCTCCAGCCAGATGTCCTCCGGCCACTCCAGGACCTGCCTGCCAACCTCCCTGAGCCCGACCGCCTTGGCGTAGGCAGCTCGCTGCTCATGCGTGCTCAGGGGAATGATGTCATCAGGCTCCAGGCCAAGCTGGGCCGCAATGAACTCGGCGTCGGCATCAGGGTCGTTGCCCTTGTAGAGCGGGAATTCCTCCATTCCCGGGGGCGGCAGGGGAGCCCACTCATGCCTGGCCTGCCGGAAGGTCTTGAGCCCTCGCCTGGCATAGTTGCGGGCGACCCTGATGAGCGCCCTGGCTCCCCACTTGGGGTGGATGAACCGGCAGAAGAAACCGTCCTCAGCCGGGCTGGCAAGGCCCTTCCATGCACCCTGGGGGCCGGGCTTCCTGATGATGCAGCCGGGGTTATTGGCCCTGAAGCCCACCGGGCCGGCACTGGTGTCCCCCGGCTCGCTGGGAGCCCAGGACCTTGGGATGGGTGCCACATCCTCAGGGCTCGGGCTGTGGCTTGGCAGGCTGCTGGCAAAGGCGTCGAAGCCATCCTGTGGGCCATCAGCCACTTGGCCATGGTCGTCCCTGTGGGAGAGCTCCGCAGCCCTCTCGTCCAGGGCATCATGCATGGCGGCCTTCAGCCGCTCGTGCTCGACATCCTGATTGGCCTGAGTCTTGGCCAGCTTGCGGTCCTGCCGAGCAGCCTTCTTCTCGTGCCGGGTGGGGGCCTTGGTGGTCTTGGCGCCCACCTGGCCCAGGAGCCAGGCCACCAGAGCGGTGGCATAGGACTCCACCTGGCTCTCGTTCAGTATCAGCTCAGGTGGCAGCTCCACCCCGAACACCTGGTCGAGCAGGTGGGGCAGGCCCATCACCAGAGCAGCGATGAGGGCGCCCACCTTGGCAGGGTGGACCTTCGTGAGCAGTGCGGTCATAATGTGCTCCATTCAGGGATGGTGGTGTCCCAGTGGTACTGCAGCAGCTCGCGAAGGGCGAGCACCCGCAGCCCGGGGTGGATGTCGTTTCGTGTGGCCAGGTCCTCGTAGAATGTGTGGCGTTCCTTGGGCTCGCGCAGCTTCTTGGCTGTCTCCACGATGAGATAGGCACTGCCCAGGTCGCACCGTGGGCTGTAGGCAGCCTCCCTCAGGGCTTGCCACACATCGGTCAGGTCATCAGGGTCACTGCCAATGGTCATGCGTCCTCCTCCACTGGTCCCCCCATCATAGACTCAGACGCCGAAGACCCCCCAACCAATGGCTGGGGGGTCCCTGGGTGTTACTTGCTGCGGGGCAGGTACTTTTTCCAGCCGTCGTGCAGCTCCTTGGCCACCTCGTGCTCAGACTGCCCAGTCTCAGCAGCCCTGGCCCTCACCTGGTCCTCGGCCTCCTCGGGGTCAAACCCAAACCAGCCAGCGGCCCGCTCAATCATCTTGACGGTTCCTGTGCCCATGGCTCCTCCTCCATTGGCTGCCATGGGCACATAGCAGGTATCTCACGATGATGCAAACACTACCGCCAGAGGTCACTCCACCTGGGCAGGCTGGGGTCCCGGCTGAGGTTCCTGGCCCGGGACCTGACCAGTTGGAGCTGGTCGAAGGTGAGCCGGGGGTCCACCTTGCGGGGGGTGTATTCCCAATGTCCCATGGCCCGGTTCCGACAGTCGGGAGTCCCCTCGCGCAGGTTGACCTCCTTGAACACTGTGGCCATCAGCCAGACGGTGGCCAGCAACTGTTCCCTGGTGATAGGTCCATCAGTGGCCAGCTCAAACCCCACGGTGACGCGGTTCATGCCGCCGCGCTTGTTGGCCGGGCTCCTGGTCTTGCCCTCTCGTCTCATGACCCTGGGGGGCTTGACTGTCCAGCCCTTCTTGAGCCGCCTGATGTGGCGCACTGCCCAGAGGGAAGTCCCAGCGTGCCAGGCAGTGTCATTGGGCCGCTCGGCAACCAGGACGATCCTGCCGTCGGCGTGGATGACCGCATGGCAGCAGAGGCCATTCCCCAGCCTGGGATTCCTGGCGCAGTAGCCGTCCTGCCAGGAGCCGTCAGCAGAGCCTGTGTGATGCAGGAAGCAGCCCCACAGCTTCCTCAGCCGGCGGCCGTTGCTGTTGGGCCGGGAGTAGTGCTCAAGCCCACAGGGGGCCTCGCTCAGGCTCACCGACGATCCTTGAACGCCTCGTCAATGCGGCGGTGGACAAGGCTGATGGCCTCCGAGAACTTCTCGGCCAAGCCCCTTATGGCGCGTTCCAGCCGCTGCCCAATCTGCTTGGCCACGATCCAGACCCCCAGCAGAACAGCCGCCGCCACAGGAAACTGGACGAAGATGTCATTCCAGATTTCTGGTTCCATGGCAGCAGAGGCTACCTACCCAAGCCCCAGCCCTCAGGAACCACTGGCTCAGACCTGCGCCTCTTGTGACATGGGCTGCAGACAGCCCTCAGGTTGGTGAGCGCATGGGACCCGCCGGCCTTGCGGGGCACGATGTGGTCAACCTCTGTGGCGATGGTCGCACACAGAGGCCCCTTGATCTGACAGGCCCTGCCGTCCCTCTCCATCACTGCCTTGACCCTCTTGGGCCAGTCAGGAGGGAGGGGATTCCCACGAGTGGCCTGGGTCCTGGTGCCCCTCACAGCTTCACCACTGGCGGATCGTCCACCATCGTGTGGACCATGCCCCCGTAGGGGTCTTCATAGACAAGGGGCTTCGTGCGCCGTCTGGGCAGCCGCTTGGCGGTGCTCCTGAGCACGTGGTCAGGAAGCTGCCTGGACTCGGTGCTCATGACAGCCTGCAGAGCTTGACCGTCACACTGAGGGGTGCACTACACCGAGCCTGTGAGCGCCGAATGTAGACCTCAACATAATCAGCGGGCAATGCCATCAGGAGAGTCCAATCAGTTTCAGAGTCACTGAGTTGATGCCATCGTGGTTGGTGCCCACCACCAACTTATTGCTTGGGGAGGCATAGCCCAGGGTGATGTACCGGTTCCCTGCGCTCTTGGTGTCAAGATCATAGGCAATGCTGTTCGCGCTAGTGATCGAACCCTCATAGGCCGCTGCCGTGAGAGCCCGCAGAGCAGCGAAGTCCACAATCTCCAGGGCGTGCATCTGGCCGGCAATGGTCATGCTCATCAGTGCATAGCCGGACGCCGGGACCACGAAGTCGGTGGTGTTGGCATCACTGGCCCAGTTGCCATCGTTGTTGAACGTGACTGAGATGCTGGCATTGAGAGTCGGAAAGGTGAGCGCCGGCCCGGGGTCCCCCTTGTCGCCTTTCGGCCCTTGGTCTCCCGGATCGCCCTTATCGCCCTTGTCCCCCTTGTCGCCTTTCGGCCCTTGGTCTCCCGGATCGCCCTTGGCCCCCTTGGCCCCCTTGTCGCCTTTCGGCCCTTGGTCTCCCGGATCGCCCTTATCGCCCTTGTCCCCCTTGTCGCCTTTCGGCCCTTGGTCTCCCGGATCGCCCTTATCGCCCTTGTCCCCCTTGTCGCCTTTCGGCCCTTGGTCTCCCGGATCGCCCTTGGCCCCCTTGGCCCCCTTGTCGCCTTTCGGCCCTTGGTCTCCCGGATCGCCCTTATCGCCCTTGTC